TACTTAACGCCTCGCTCTCCAAAAGAATCTCTTGGATGATTTCGTTGCGTATGATGTCGTTCTTATATGGTTGGCCGTCCTTGCCGGGTTTGAGTTCTTGTTTGCTCAACCAGTCCAAGTAGTCCAATCCCTTATCACCGAAGGCGGCGATCTGCCGAAGGGTTGAGCCCTTGTACTTACCAAACTTCAATTCCATATCCCTCGGCTCTGTGCCGTTGGTCTTATTGGGGGAATTGAGCTTGGCTGTGATATCTACCAAGTCTGCTTTGCTTATCTTTGCGGGTTCGGCCTTGGGTACTGGTTCGTATTTGTCTGTATTGATATCCTCAAAACCACCAGCAGGAATCTCCTCTGCCGGTGTTGTACTCAATTTAGAATCTATTAGCACGACGATGTGTGCGAATGCTGAACGACAAGCCCTGCTGATACTTCTCGTTTGAACCATAGCCCTCTTGGCATAGGTAGGACGGTTAGCCCACATTGGCTCGTCATCACCCAAGAACCCCTCGGCTTGAGATATGACTTGTCCGTTGTCCATCCTCTTTACCTCACCGATGCAACGATATCCATCTTCAAGACGCTCAACATCTCTTGCGCTTGCTACACATCCGTGAGCGACTGCAATGGCTTGCCAGCCTTCAACCCGAACATAATCTTTCTGGCCGATGCGTTGGCAAGTTTCCTTTACTATGGCACGACAAGCCCCCGCCACATCAGTCGCTTGTCGGATATGGTTGGAGACTCCGTTGCCATTGTGTACTGCTAGTTGGTCATTCATTTGTTGGTTCTTTCTTAGTTTATTGTTTGTGTTGTCCCTCATCGAATACGCCAAAGCCTTCGGCGTTTTCTTTCTGTGTCTTGGGTAAGTTCAAAAATCTAAAGTCATTCCGGCTGTCGAACTCTGTATCGGGGAACGCTCCAAACACTCTTACTACCCATTCATCCGTAGTTTCATTTGGTAATTTTTTCTTGGCTGGTTCTTGATGCCAGAATGTAGGCATTTCTTCACTCATTTTTTTGTCCTTTCGTTTATGGTTTTGATTATCGGGGAAAGCCACTTGATGCTGATGTCGTGGGAAGGAATACGGAAAACTAGGATGCCCATCGAGGAGGCGAGGTTGTATTTTTCCATATCGTTGAGGAATCCGGAGGGTCTGGTATGTCTGCCCCTCGTCCACACACCACCCTCCAATTCAATCGCCACGCCAGAGGTAAAATAATCAAACCTAAACCTTCTCCCCTCCGCAAACTTGTATTCCTTCTTCAACTCCCCACCCCCAAGACTCCTCCATAGAAGTTCAAACTTGGCTGGGGGGAGCTTCATTTAGTTTCTCCCCACCCAGTTCTTGCTAGGCAGGACTAGCTCTGGTTGCTTTGGTTCTTTTGGCTGGTTGCCCTCGGCTACGATCTTGTCCATCTTGTCTAGCTCGGCGGCCACGAATAAATAAAACTTCCTTCGATCATAATTCTGCTGGTCGATGTGCTTTGCAAATATCCTCACGCCTTGCAGAATCAGAAGCCCAAAGAAAACTACAAGGAAAATAATCACCAGCGTATCCGTTGCTTCTGCCAAGCGGGGGAGCAGTAAGAGGGGTTGGTGATGTAAGGATATTTGCCATCGTCCAAGGACTTCATCACGAAGCCCTCCCACACCACCTCGCCAGCCCTGTTATTCTGGAAGTTCATCTCCTCCCATATCCAATTGATCTTGTGGTGGGCAAGACGGACAAAGCGGAGGAGCTTGTTGGGTTGCAGATCAAAGGTGACGGCTTCGAGGTGTTCGATCTCCTTCATGCGTTCCACATAAGGCTTCGGATTGGCCGGGTCGAATGCGTCCATCACTACGATAGTTCCTTTGCCAGTCTTTGTGCGTTGCCCCATAATCTCGCAATCTACAAACCGAGATTTGATTCCAGCACCAAGAATCCTCTCGGCCATTAAGTTGTGATTCGAGGCGAACTTGCCGTGGCGGTTGTAGCCCTGCTTGGTTTCTTGATCGAACCAGCCCCTCCATCCGTTGAGCTTGCCCTCGATGGCTGTTTCTTTTTTGAACTCAATGTGCCATGCCGGAACTGCGGAGGCTTGCGGTCTTGCGGGGAGTGGGAAGGATGTCATTTCTTTATTTGTAGGATTTCTATTTGGAGTTGTAAAGGATTAATTGAGGAGATGTTCAACTATATAAAGGGTTGAGCCAACGCCTACGATTAGTCCGATGATGTATGCGATTAGAATTTTGTTCATACCCACACCCTATCACACTCCCCCAAGTTGTAAAGGGTTTATTTATCTTATTTTGACGATTGTTCGTAAGTCCCTATAACCACGCTACTTATGGGGGTGCTTTAGGGGTAGTATTTTGAATACTTTTAGCTGGCGAAGGGCTGGTTTTGATTTTGTTTGAATAACAAATAGGTGCTTTCGCTCCTCAAGTTTTTTATCTTTCACCATGTCTTTGATGAGTCTTGTTGCCGTGTTTATTTTCAAGCCCCAGAGTTTTGCAATCTCTGGCCGAGTGTAAAAGCCCTCTGGCCTTGGCGGTGCATATTTATTGTGGATGTGTTGCTGTAATAATTTCTGCCAAGGATTTCGTGGTTTCATATCAAAATGCTTTTATGTCGGTAGGTAAATAAAACTTGTTGCCCCTCTGCCGTGCTTGAAAAACTTCGTGCGTCTTATCGGGGTAGATCGCTCCGAATGCCCAGCCGTGTTGCCAGCGGAGTCTGCGGAGTTGGCCTCGATTATATTCTGGGGTCTTGTTGCATAGGCATCCGATATTGTAGCCAGTCCGGGGGTCGATTGAGACGCTTCTAAAATAATCAATGGCGTGAGTGTGGCCAAAGATAACATCCCCATACGCATCGCTGTGTTGTTTGGCAGAGTGCATTGCGTGGCCGTAACCGTGTGCGAATGAGAGCGTCCCGCACTTGTAGATACCAGAGACTGAATCATAGGGGAACATTCTTCCCCTCGTCTCCTTCATAATGGCCTCGATGTTTTCAATCCCATCGTTGGCGTAGTCTCTTGCTATCCCGCTTCGAGAGTTGCGGCTCAAATCAAATATGCGTTCATCGTGGTTGCCCCTTAAAAAGATTCTCTCATCCCCGAACTTGAAGAACTCCCGAATGAACTCCTCCCCGCAGTCCCAATCCTTTTGCAGGCTCGATGCTTGCTCCTCGTCTCCTGCTCCCTTACGAATGGCTCGAAAGTCCCAGAGGTCGCCGATGCAGACTACAAGCCCACCATCTTTGCCGATGTATTCCTTGGTAAAAGCGAGCAGGGCTTTCACCGAGGGAGCGTCTTGTTCATCGCCGTGGATATCGCCACAAGCGACAAACTTTATTGGCTTCATAAGGGTTTAGATTGACCTGTAAGAGTTGTGTAAATAAGGTGACAACACTCTCTAGCTCTAGGATTTGTCAATGTTTCGTCCGTGCATCCATCCCTAGCAAGTTCCATCACAATGTGCATTTGCTGGCGAAGGGTGAGGAGATAGGTCAGTTGGTCGGTTGCTTCCTCGATTGCGTTCTCTACCAGTCTGGCGGTGGGCATTTCCCACAATTTTGTCCCGCCGTGTTCTACCACTCCCTTTTTATATTTTCTCTCCATCGACTCGACCGCCGCCATTTGCAAGGTGGTGAGATGGAGATCGTGCTTCTTTGTAAAAACTTCCTCGGTTGTTTTCTCCACTCCTTGCTCTAATGTCATCCTTTTATCTGCTAGACCACGGACGCTTACTGACTAGGGAAATCTTTTGCTTGTTCACCTCTTGTTTTTGCGGAGAGATAAGCTCCCGCCATCCAGAGATGTTTGCATCTTCTAAGTGGGGTTGTTCCCAATCCAATCCACGCAAGCCGTGCTTCTCTGCAATCTTGCGGGTGATTGAATAGCCTTGGTCGTCATCCCAAGAGGCGAGCAGATCTCCACTCGGAGTGCGAGCAAGGGGAACATAGTCGATTGCGTGAGAGCCTTTACCTTGGTCAATGTGGAGCGATTGTGGGGGTATTCCACGAGCGTTTGTGACTTTGACCCCAGCTTTCGTGCGGCCTTTGGCGTATAGCTCCTCCTGCTCTTGGGGGGTACGCACCGAGCAGTAGATCAAAACTGGAATCTTTTTGCTCATCAGCTCCGAGTACCAAGCCCCTACTCTCTTGCCAAAACTAGGCTCACACTTTTCTATGTGGCCTCTTGACCGCTCCACCGCCTCTCGAATCGTCATTGATCGAGCCTCTTTCGGAGTCGTTCATTCTCCTCCACGAGTCGAGATATCGTTTTGAGCGATTGCCCAAAAAGCTGTCTGTATTCTTCTGGGGTTGCTTTGGTTCGGTCGAGCTTGTCCCACCGCATAATGTAGTCGGTAATTGAATCTTGGTTTGGGACTTCGCCAATGTCGTAAGGGCGGGTTGTTACGCACCCGCAAAGGAGAAAGCTAGTTGCGATGAATCCAAGAATCCACTTCCGCATCTCGCAGACGGCGGTTGTAAGCAATCTCTTCATCGTCTCGTTCTTTTCTTGTCTTGGCTCGGTTTTTTGTCCACCAAGCGATAATCCCAATCAATCCAGCAAGCGAGGCGAGAATGGCCTCCCACATTGTTATTTCCTAGAAAACTTGGAGAGAAACGAAACGATCTTGGTTAGCGTGGCCTCCGGCTCGTCACCGGGAATTAATGCACAAATAGCAATCGCCGCAGTCAGAAGGGCGGTCAATGCCCCAAGCCAAGCAAACAAGTCTTGTGTCTGAACAAAGGATAGGAGTTGATTCATACTGATGCTGGGGGTGTCAAGGGTTCGCTATTCAGCCAACCGTTCTTCAACGCCTTCTATCATAAGAAAGCCAGATGCAGACCCCTGTTGTCCATAGTTTGAATCAGTAAGAACATACATTGGTGCTTTATATGTCGTTCCGTTAATTTTTATTTGGAATCCATCAGATATGGCGGTTATAAAATTAGCTTGGGGGAGAGTCGAACTTATGGCGAAATAAGCGAAATATGCTCCCATTGTGCTCTCAATAATTGCACCAACACGCATAAAAAGAAACGGATAGATTTTTAGTTTTTGGCCACTGTTTGCTTCTGGTGTTTTTTTGATTGAACCATATAACACTATGTCTACAGATGTTTTGCCTCGCGACAATGGGGAGGCAATAACATGGTCATTTGACTCTTCAATTACATAAATAATTGCTGAATAAAAGTCGTTACAAACTAAGTCGCTCATTTTTGGCTGTCCAGTATTTATGCTCGCACCAGTTCCGTCCATTTGAAATATAAAAGCAGCGTTATCTATGACTTGTGCGTTAAAATTTCCAATAATTGAACCAGTAACCTTAAATGATTTATATTTCCAATAAAGAGCCATCGCATCCTCAAGAGACATTTCAAATGGGCGTATAGTGCCTGCGCCGTATTCTCCCTCTGTTGCTTCTTCTAAACAGAATGGAAAATAGCCGCTTTTGCTTGCGTGAAGAAATGCCATAAGGATTTCGTTAAGGCATCAGCCCCTAGTTAATAACCGATGACGGTGATTCGGTAGGTGGCTGTGTTCACATCCCTAGCAACGCTGTCGGCATTTACGCAAGATAAGCAGACTGTGTTGGTCTGATAAACCACTCCTTGAATAATTGCGCCTGCTGAAATTGCCGATGGCAAGCCCACTAAAACAATATCATTTACTAACGCACCAGTCACAACCACATCCCGATAATGCTGATCGTTTG